AGTTGATACTTCAAGGCATTTCCAAGATAAAAGCCTTTCAGCTGTTCTGGTGTCATGAAATTCCTTAAGGCATCGATAGACTCCATGCCATATCGTCCTTGATAATGGCTTGGTTTGTTTACGTTGTCAATTATTTCTGGATACATTTGATAGCCTCCTCAAGTTCTAAGATTATTCGGTTCCATTCTTCAGTTGTTGTTTCTCTAAAATCAAACTGAGACATCATTTCAGCTCTTTTGAATAATGCCCTCTTAAAGAATGAAGTTTTTTTATAAAAATCCATATCATCTGTTTTAAATTCGGTTATGATTTTCTTTCCGTACCCCTCTATTTCTACATAAACTCTTGTTTTACTATAGAGAGGTAGAGGCTCCGCCCAAACACTTCCTTTCAAGTCTGATTCATCGACTTTTTTAAGCATTAACGATATTTTCTTAGCTTCACTCTCTTTTTTAGCACCACTGAAAGGGTATCTTTTTGGTCTCATTCCTTATCCTCAAAAAGCTCTCTGTTTTCGTATACATTGCCGATGATTTCGTTCTCATCAGTTTCTGACCACAAATAGCTAGCTAATTGCTCGCAATCATTCATAATCAACCAAGCTCCCTCAATCATGGTTACAACACCTGTGATTGTTTCATTTTCCGTTATTGGCTGGGTTCGTACTTGTCTAACTATATCCCCCTCAAAGATTTCTTTGCCGTTCTTGTCAACCAATCCTGTTGATTGCATGATAGTTGCATTTTCATCTTCAAGATAAAAGTCAAAACTATAGCCACAAACACATCTTGTCTTATCTTTCTCAAAAACGAGAGCTTTCACTCTTAACATTTGATCAATATCTGGTAGCCAAACCCTAAATTTTAGTGCTAACATTTTACAAATCCTCCTCTTTTACGAAAGTCCCGTCAATCCAACGACCCTTGCGGTCTTTGATTTTTTGGTAAGCCAGTTCAAAACATTCTTCAAAATCATATCCAAGGGCATTGCTGATTATCCTTAAATAGCGGACTGCATATATCAGATTATACCTGCACAATTTCTTGTCTGCTAAATCTTGCGATAACTGAAACTCGCTAATGTGAACATTCAAAGATTTAAAACACTCCATAACTTCTTCTTCTCTGAAGATTTCAGAATCCTTGAAAATCTCCTGCACATCTACCTTAATCAGCAAGGCTAATCCGACAATCACAACTGCACAGTCTCCAATGCTATCTTTAGTTAGTTGCTCATTTTTTTTGAGATAGCCGGCGCATAACTCACCGAACTCTTCGCTAAGTTTAAGCGACTGCTTGTCTAGTCGTCCACCGTTTTCAAGGTCACGGTCAATAAACCATTGTTTGACATTTTCTAGTGTGTTCATGCTAACTCCTACAATTCTTCTAAATCAAAATACTCTGTCAGCTCATTTTTCAATTCTTCCAGAGTTTCACATCGTCCAATCAAATCCGACACATCTAGCATCGTGTCCTCTTTATTCAGCGTGTTCTCTGCCACTGCATCAGCTACCCATTTGGGATGTGTTCCAGCGTAAGAGAATTGATCTTGAGGTAATAGCTCAAGCAATGCTTTATATCGCTCTTCAAGAGCAATTAGAGCACCAAATACATCGATGTAGTCGGTATCAGCTTTCTTGCCTTCAAAGACTTCTGGCTGATTTTGTTTCACGATTTCCGCATAAATAGCAGACCATTCTTTTTCTGAAAAACGTGATTTTTCAACCAATGCTCCGTATTCGATTTCCTTACCATCGACTGTTACTTTATAGTTCATATTCTTACCTCATCCCCTATTCTAATCTTCTCAAACTGCTCTTTCGTAACAACGAACACCCCGTAATCACGAATCGTAATCGTGTATAGCTTGCCATGCCGTCCTTTCTCAAGGACTTTGCCATGGATTTCAGCGCCTGCGTTATCAGCTTTATAGACGACAATCGGACGCTTTTTTTCTAGTTCTGAAATCTTGTCCATCTGCCAGATGTTTAATCCAGCAGACAATAAAATCCAGATAGCTATGAATCGTTTCATGTCTCCTCCTCAAAATAAAATTTGCCATCAAAAGGCTTGATTTCAATGATTCCATAATCTAACCCAAGTCTTGCTATAAATGGCTTGCTGATTCTTTCGTGCAAGGTAGACATCTGCTCTCTGAATTCCTTAACAAACAAGAGAGTTTTGTAGAAATTACATTGATAGCAAGCTGGCATATAATTATCAAAACTATCTTCCCCTCCTAAATAGTGAGGGTGTAAATGATCCACTCTCAAAGTTTTCAGGTCCAAAACCTTACCGCAATACGCACAGTGCCCACCGTACTTGTCTAAAACTTTTTGTCTAGTGGCTTTAGATATGCTTTTTCGTTTCAATCTGTGACCTCCTTACTTTTTTGAATTCTTTCGTTTAAAGACCGGATTATGTCTTTCTTTTTCCCTCTGCTTGTGGTAATTATTATCTTTATCAAAAACAGAGTTTTCATCTCTCATAATTTTTTTCACAACATATGGATTCATTGCCTCTTTTTCCTTTTTCTTTGGTTTTACATTTATTTCTAGAAAGAAAGATTGATTTGGAATTTCAAGTGCGAAAGTTGTTGTATTGTTATCAGGAGAGTTTAAAATATTACCAATTTCAAGAATAAGCTCAGTAATACTACTTCCAAGCGTTAATGCCATCACTCCACCTCCTCGATCTTGATTCCTGGGCAATCGAATACCCAGCCGAAGCCAGCTTCTTCTAGTTGTTTGCGGGTGAATTTAGACCTTAATCTACTTTGTAAAAATCCTAAGAAATTCTCGTCTTCAACTCTCACAAGATACTGTTCTGCAGCTGTAATCTTCACATAATACCGCTTCTCTTCCTCGACCTCGTAGCCGAAAATCCAAGCTAGTGCGAAAGTTTCTTGATTTTCTGCCCATTGCATCCACTTTTTAATCTCGAAATTTTCTTCAAAGATACTCATTGCTCCAAATAGAGAACTCCCTATATTTTTTGAATGAGTTATCCAATCCGCCACAAACTGCGGAACTTTAACTTTTTGCGGTTCGTCTAGTTGATTCGCTAATTCATTCTCTACCTCTAATAAAATATAAGTATAGTCAGTGTTCGCTTGATACCCTGCTACTTTATGAATTGAGCCTTTACTAAGATTTTCCAAAAAAATATTAAGTTGCTCCACCGCTGACGTTTTTGCGTCGTCAATAAATTCTATATATCGTTTCATTGTTCTACCTCTCAACTCACCTTGTGGATTTCCAGATTTCCAAATTCTTGGCCATGGTTTACAAAATATGAACCAATCAGGATAGCGTCAGCTTCATCGTCTTTGACGTTCAGGT